ATGGCAAAAATCAGCGCCAAACAGGAATTATTCGTTGACGAGTATCTGATAGATCTGAATGCAACACAGGCTGCAATAAGAGCTGGATACTCACCCAAGACTGCAGAACAGCAAGGAAGTAGATTGTTGTCAAATGTTAAGGTTAAAAGTCGCGTAGCAGAAAAGATGGCTGAAAGATCAAAAAGATGTGGCATCAATCAGGATAGGGTATTACAGGAATTGGCAAGAATTGCATTTGTAAATCCTGCTGATGTAATCAATATGTCTGATGCCTCAATAAAGGATGAGGCATCTTTTGATGATTTGGCATGTATTCAGTCTGTAAAAGTAAAGACTGTTAATGGTGATAAGGGAGAGTCTACAGAAAGGGAAACAAAGCTAAGTGACAAGCTGCGGGCATTGGAACTGTTGGGAAAACATCTTGGAATATTCACAGATAAAGTTGATTTGAATACTGATATGGATTTGAATATTCACATTGACTATGGCGGTGATGATGAATGAATATAAATATTCAGGCTAATAAGTCATTCAAGGAGGCAAATCAGAGTAACAAACGATACATAGTGATGAAAGGCTCAGCAGGATCTGGAAAGTCTACGGACACAGCACAGAATTATATCCTACGATTGATGAAAGATAAAGGACGCAATTTACTATGTGTCAGAAAAGTTGATGTAACGAACAGGGATAGCACTTTTGCAGAATTGCAGGGTGCTATTTTTCGTATGTTCGGAGAGGAGTATTCCAAGTACTGGTATATCAATGAGTCGGCTATGAAGTTGAGGTGCAAAGGCAATGGCAATGAGGTGATCTTCCGAGGAGTCAAGGACGATGAACAGCGTGAGAAATTGAAGTCGATCACATTCAAGCGAGGAAAGCTTACGGATGTATGGATTGAAGAGGCAACAGAGCTGACACAGGCAGATTTCGAGATCATAGATGACCGACTCCGAGGACTGTTGCCAGACGGCATTTTTTATCAGATCAGAATGACATTCAATCCGGTAAGTGCCTCTCATTGGATTAAGAAGCAGTTCTTTGATCGTGCTGATCCGGATGTAATGACACACAGCTCTTCATATCTGAATAATAGATTTATTGATGAGGCATACCATAGACGTATGCTCAGACGTAAAGAGGTTGATCCGGAAGGGTACAGAGTATACGGATTAGGAGAGTGGGGAGAGACAGCCGGTCTTATTCTCCATAACTATGAGATTGAGCTGATATCGCAGAAATTTGAGGATTATGATGATATATCAATAGGACAGGATTTCGGATTTAATCACGCAAATGCGATTTACATATATGGTTACAAGGATGGAGACATTTATGTGATGAAAGGTCTGTACGGATATGAGAAAGACACTACAGAGTGGATAGCAGAGGCAGATGGTAATATCCCAAAGAATAAAGTCATGTGGTGTGACTCAGCAGAGCCGGACAGAATAAAAATGTGGAAGAAAGCCGGATATAGAGCCAGACCTGTACATAAAGAGCAGAATAGCGTTAAAGCTCAAATAGACTGGCTTAAGGGCAGGAAAATTCACATAGATCCATCCTGTGTGAACTTTATTAAAGAAATAGAACAATGGAAATGGAAGTTTGATGACAAGCGGAGCGAGTATCTTGATGAACCCGTTCCGTTTTTTGATGATGCAATGGCATCACTTAGATATGGAGTTGAGGGATGGAGAAAGCCAAAGGCTCACCTCAACACAAGTTTGAAAGGCGGTATTTAATGGCAGCACCAGATGTATTCAGAATCTCCGACGATGAGGTCATAGACGAGATTAAATTATCAGAATATATATCAAAAAATGATGCACTCGTATCTACAAGATACAAGAAGCTGCAGGATGCTTACGAGGGAAGATATGAGATATTCAACTTGCCTAAAAAGGCAAAGTGGAAGCCTGACGTAAGGATTGCAGTTAATTTCGCAAAATATATCACGGATACAATGAATGGCTTTTTTATTGGTATTCCAATCAAAGTCTCTTCGCAAGATAAAAAGGTAAATGAGTATATTAATTATCTGGATCAGTACAACGATCAGGATGACAACAACGCAGAGCTTGCGAAGATCATGAAGCAGTATGGCAGGGGATATGAGATGTACTATGTTGATGAGATGGGGAACATCGGTATTACCTATCTCGATCCAATGGAGGCATTTATGGTATATGATGAGTCAATCCTTATGCGACCACGTTATTTTGTGCGTACATACAAAGATAAAAACGGTATCAGACATGGTTCGATATCCAATGAAGTATCAATAAGATATTTTGATATTGACGGAGGGCTTAAGTTCCGTGATGAGGAAGATATACACGGATTTGATGGTGTGCCGGCTGCGGAATATGTAGAAAATGAAGAGCGACAGGGGCTATATGAGACAATTCTCTCAATTAATGATGCGTACAACAAGGTAATATCCGAGAAAGCCAATGATGTTGACTATTTTGCAGATGCATATCTCAAGATACTTGGAGCCAAGCTTAATAATGATGATATAAATTTCATTCGTGATAATCGTATTATGAATTTTGATGGCGAAGATGGAGATAAGATTATAGCCGAATTTTTGTCAAAGCCGAGTGCTGATACTACTCAGGAGAATTTACTGGATAGGCTTGAGAGATTAATGTTCCTGATTAGTATGGTAGCCAATATTAATGATAAGAATTTCGGTGCAGATTCTGGAATAGCCCTCAAGTATAAGCTTCAGTCTATGAGTAATCTTGGTAAAACAGAAGAGCGAAAGTTTACCTCAGGAATGAATCGTAGATATAAGCTGATCTTTTCTAATCCAGTGTCAGGAATGAAAAAAGATGACTGGATAAAAATAGAATATCAGTTTACTCGTAATTTCCCGGCAAACTTGCTGGAAGAGTCAGAGATTGCAGGAAACCTTTCTGGTATTACGTCTCAGGAAACACAGCTTAAAGTAATATCTGTAGTTAATAATGTGAAAGAAGAGATGGAAAGAATCAAGAAAGAGAGTGAGATTGATACAGATGGGTATGAGGTGAACAGGCATGGGATACTGGGAAAAAAGGCAGCAGCAGTTGATAACGGCAATGGAGAAGGATGAGGCACAGCTTAATAGGAGATTGACAGAAACATACGAAATAGAAGCAGATCGCCTTGAAAAACATATAGCTGCTTATTACATGAAGTATGGAAAAGATGAAGTGATCGAGTATAGAGATCTTTTGAAAGCATTGACTCCTGAAGAGTATAGCCTGCTCATGAGAGATATGGATGAGTTTGCAGAGCTGTATCCACAATATGAGCATCTTATACCAGCTCGTAAGTCCGCTTACATAATCAATCGACTGGAAGGCTTACAAATATCAGTAAGGATGCAGCAGTTGAAAATTGGGGCATTGGAGCAGCAGGAAGTTGAAAATCATCTAAATAAAATAGCGGAAAGATCATATGATGCAGTGTTAGAAAAAACAGGGCCGGTTGGAGAAATAAATCCCAATATAGTAAAGAGTGTTGTTAACACTAATTGGACTGGGAAAGGAACTTTTTCTCAGAGTATATGGGGAAATACACAAAAGCTGTCAAATATGATGAACACCAGTATCTCATCAGCTATCGCAAGAGGTGATAACTATGACAGCATAGTCAGAAAATTGCGAAAAGAATTCATGGTAGGCAAGAAAGAAGCATATAGGCTGATATATACAGAGGGCACATTCGTCATGAATGAGGCAAGTGCACAAGCTATAGAAAAGATGTTTGATTACTATTCGGTTGAGCCAATCAGAGACGGTAAAGCATGTGAGAGGTGTTTAAGCATTGAATCTGACACGGCATCAAAGCCTGTAAGATACTCGGACAGGGTGGCAGGGTTAAACTTCCCACCATTTCATCCGTGGTGTCGTTGTTCTACTATCATCGTGATACCTGATAAACAGGAATGGATAGAGAGATATGTCATGACACATGGCGGTGATCCTCAGATCAGTAACGAACAAAAGGAAAAGGCAAGGCAGTTAATAAAGGATTTTGTAGCATGAGAAAAATATATATTTGTGGCACTGACTGGTGCAATCCATGTAAGCATATAAAAGCAACTCTTATGGCAGAGATACAGAAAGAGTGCCCTGACCAGATCGAGTATATCAATTTACAGTCAAAACCTAGCGCGGTGGATAGGTTCAAAGTGTACAAGATACCAATGATTGTACTGACTGAGGATGAGAAAACAGTAAAAAGGTATATCGGAGCATACCCAAATCACAATGAGCTTATAGCATGGCTGAAAGGAGAAATCAATGATACAGATTTCAATTGTCAATGATGCCATTACAATAGATGGACACTCAGAGGATGCGCCACATGGCCAGTCAGTACCGTGCGAGGCTGTAACAGTGCTGGTAAACACATATATCGCCTCACTTGCGGATTACAAAGAGCCAAAGTATGAGCTGTGGAGCGGACATTTTGCTATAAAGTTAGACTTGATTAAATATCTCGAGGGAACGATACTCACCCGGGCATTTAAGACAGGGCTTGAGATGGTAGCACAGGCATATCCGGAGTATATCTCCATGATATAAAAAATGACCAGGCATGGAAGTCATTAAAAGCACATGGATTGACCAGGCATGGATGTCGTAAAAAGCTATGGATAGTGAAGCATTGACACTTAAAACTATGGAAAGGAGATAGCAAATGAAAAACTATCTATTTACACGTAACTATATTAAGCAGATTTTCGCAGATGATCCGGCAGAAACACAGGGGCAGCAGTCAACAGAACAATCCACGGAATCGCAGGGGGAAAAGCCGAAAGAAGCTGATCCACCAAAGTCGGATGATAAGGGTGGAGCAAAGAAGTACACCGATGCGGATGTTGACAAGATCGTTAAGGACAGATTAGCCAGAGAAAAGATCAACCAACAGAAAGCTGTTGACGAGGCTAAGAAACTGGGCGAGATGGGAGCGCAGGAGCGCGCAGAGTATGAGAGAGATCAGCTCAAAAAAGAGCTTGATGCCCTCAAGAAAGAAACTGCTCGTAATGGTATGGCAAAGGAAGCTCGTAAGATGCTTGCAGCCGAGGATATCACAATTCCTGACACTCTTGTTAGTATGTTGATTACTACAGAGGCAGAGAGCACAAAGCAGAATGTAAATGATTTTGCAAAGATATTCAAAGAGGCTGTACAGGATGCCGTTAAGGATGCGCTTAAAGGTAAAGCACCTAGCATGGGTGGTAAATCCACGATCACCAAAGCGGAACTCGATAAGAAGCTTAAGACAATAGCAAGCCCGTATGAGCGTCAGAGGCTTATCGCGGAGCACATCGATTTATATCAGAAAGGAAAATAGTATGAACAGAATCAGAAAATACGCAAAACAGATATTTGCAGCAGAGGCAAATACTACAACATCAGCAGATCTCGAGCCGGTCATCTCCATTGATCACACTAACAGGCTTGTGGAGGGGATTAAGTCTTTACAGACTGTACTTGGTATCGTAGATCTCAAGCCAATGGCTGAGGGTACTACAGTAAAGATGTATAAAACTACTCAGAAGAATACTCCTGATCAGGTAGCAGAGGGCGAGACTATCTTACTTACAAAGTTAGAGAGAAAGCTTGTTAAGACTTTTGAGCTTAAGTTGAATAAGTACAGAAAGCAGACTACAGCCGAGGCTATCCAGAAAGTTGGCAAGCAGAAAGCTATCAATGAGACAGATACAGTATTTATGAGAAATATTCAGAAAGGCATTAAGAATACATTTTTCGTTTTTGTTGCAGCAGGAACCGGAACAGCCGAAAACCTTGCGGAGAAAAAGGCAAAAGCATCTGCTTCAATTCAAGGGGCACTTGCCGGATTATGGGCAAAGCTTTCTGCATATTTTGAAGATATGGATGTAGAGCCTATCTATTTTATCAATCCGCTGGATATTGCTACATATCTTGCAAACGCACAGATCACTATTCAGACAGCATTTGGTTTCCAGTATGTCGAGAACTTCCTTGGACTTGGAACTGTAGTGCTCGATAACAGCCTTCCTGCTGGCTCAGTAGTGGGAACAGTTAAGCAGAACCTTAATGGAGTATTCATTCCAGCAGATGGATCAGTAGGAGAGACATTCGGTCTTACTACAGATGAGACAGGTATGGTTGGAATGAAGCATTATCTCGCTGATGATAGTGCATCTGTTAATACTCTTATAATGGAAGGTGTTACATTTTATGCAGAGGATGCATCCGGTATCTTCAAGGCTCCAATCGCTGTTGAAGCTGCAACAGAGCCTGCATCTTTAAGCACAGAAGAGGCAACAGTGGCAACTGAGGCTAAAAAATAAGCTGGATTGGAGGCAAAGCATGATAGATAGAGTCAAAGAGCGAATCAAGAAAAGAATGTCCGGGGAAAAAATCAATGATGATATCATGGATGAGATCAACCAGACAGTAACAGACCGATTGTGTTTAAGGCTCGGTGTATCTGAAGATGCTTTTCCGACTATCTTTGAATCAATAGTTGTCGATGCATGTGTAAAGATGTGGAGAAAATGCTATCACGAGGGTATTACCTCGGAAAACGTAGCAAACCTCTCCACATCTTTTGTTGATGATGTGCTGGCAGAGTATGCCGAAGAGATTGACTCATGGCTGGCATCTGCTGGTGATGAGACATCAAACAGAAGGGTGGTGCATTTCTATTGATTTGGGAACAGGTCACTCTCTATGGCGAGTCAGAGACAGGAGAAGAGGACGAGCTCGGTAATGTAGTCAAAGAACCTATAGAGATATACAACGGTCGTGCAAGACACACACCTTGGACAGATCAGGATATCTTGGTAAATGGCCGTGATGTAACAATGACCGAGCAGAGGTATGCAATACCAATAGATTATGAGGTTATCAAAAATGCAACCGTACTAGAGATAGATGGTTATGCGCTGGATATCACTCAGATAATCAATCTTGCTCCGAGGTGGACGATTGTGCAGTGTAAGAGGTATGGAGCATGAGCATTACAGTAAAAGGCACCGAAGAGTTGACACGGGCACTAAATAGCATGTCACAGGCAAGATTTGAGGCTGTGGCAAAAGTGAGTGCTGCAGATATATATAACCGTGGAAAGCAGGGCGGTACACCTGTATCGACAGAAAAGACAAGACCGGGTGGTCCTCATGGAGAGCTAAGGCAGTCGCTAAGTATGAATGAGATTGATGGCGGTGCATCGGTCGGTTACACCAAAGATTATGCTCCGCATGTGGAATATGGACATGTGTGTGTTAATGGTGGATATGTGGAAGGTCAGAGGTATCTGCAGCGGAATGTAGAAACCGAAAGACCGGAATACATAAGACTGCTCAAGGAAAATATAGAAAGGTTGATATAAATGCTTAAACAGTTTCCAATTACAGAACTTATAAAGCAAATACAGGCAACGATTAAAGCTGGCACAGGCAAGAAGTGTTATGACCATGTTGAGAAAAATCAGAAAGCACCATTTATATATGCTGAGTTTATCAACAGCCGTCCGGCAAACACCAAAACGATGTACTGCACAGACTACAATGTGAGTTTACATATTGTGGCAGAGCCTAATACATCAAGTGTGCCGATTTACAAGACCATTGAGGAGCTTGAGACTGCGCTTACAGTAGATATCAGCATACCAGAGCCATACAATCTGATAATGCAGACATCAAACGGTGTACAGTCAATTTATACGGACGAGGAGAACAAAGAGAAACACGCAGTATTAAGCTATACATTCAGGATATGTTATGGCTTTATGATCAAATGAAAGGACAGAAGCAATGAAGAAATACTATATGAGACAGATTTTCGCTGATACAAAAGAAGACAGCAAAAGCGGTGTAGCAGTACAGAGCGAGACGGCTCAGGCAGTATCTGGTGAGATATACGATAAAGGTTCGTATTGTGATTTTTCGGCAAATGCAGTAAAGGCAATCGCAGGAAAAGATATCCTGCTTGCTATCTGGGATGCCACAGGCGAAAATCTTTACGCTGTAGCAGGACAGAAGACCCTCAAGATCAACAGATCCGCTGATACTATTGAGGTTACTACAAAGGACACAGAGGGTGGATGGAAATCAAAGATCCCGGGAATGAAAGAATGGAGCATTGATATTGATGGTATTTATATCAAAGACGATGCATCACAGGCAGCTCTTTCAACAGCTTTTGAAAATGGTGATCCAATATGTCTTAAGGTATATAACCAGAAAGAAAAGAAAGGCATGTTCGGAGGACTGGCATGTATCACAGATTTCCCTATTGAGGCATCCTATGATGATACAGTCACATATTCTAATTCTTTTGATGGTATGGGACCTCTTGTAGATCTTTCAAGAAATACACCATCAAAAGATACAATACCGGGGGAGGAATAATAGATGTTAGAGATCAATGGAAAACAGTATGAGCTTAAGTTCAACCTTGAGAGGCTAAAGCTCATCGAGGCAGCTAAGAAAAGCTCCTTGATGGGAGAATATTACACTACAAATGGTATGTTCAGCATTCAGACTTGTGAGCTTGTATTCCAGTTTGCCACAAAAGAGGCTGGATCAGATACATTTATCGGACAGGTCGATGGCTCAAAGCTTTGTGAACAGGCTCTCATGCAGAGAGGATATGCCACTATTGCACTGGAAATCCAGAATGCACTTACAAAAGACATGCCTTTTTTATTCCAGGCCAACTAATCGAATATGAGTACTTCCAAGGTGAGAAAGAAACCGAGGAACACAGAAAAATGGCAAAGCCGTATCTAGAGGATATGGACTTTGCTTTTTTTGTGGTCAATTTTGGGTACACAAAAAAAGATTATTTGGCACTTACTCCACGTGAAAAGGCATTTATTTACAAAGCCTATGAAAATAAGACGATCAGCACATCTACCATGATTCGAGATGCCGTACTCAATGCAGAGGGCAATCTACATCGTAAAAAGGGCAGTCCGTTCCGTAAGCTGTGGAAAAAGAAACAGCAAAAAGCGGACAAGGTCACTGTTCAGCAGAACATGAACGAGATCATGCAGATCGAGAAGAACGAAAAAGGCTGGATAGATGCGATTTATGAGGCTAATGGAATGAAAAAGCCAAAGAGAAAGAAGGTGTAACATGGCTGACTATACATTGAGTGTTGACATCACTGCAAATGACAATGCATCCAAGACATTCCAGCAGATACAGGAAAATGCAAAAAACTTTAAATCAACAGTAGAAAGTGCTGGAGAGGGTATGCAGAATGCCGGAAAGAAAATGACATCGGTAGGAAACACTCTTACAAAGACAGTAACCACACCGATTATTGGAATGGGTACAGCAACAGCCAAACTTGCCTCAGACTTCGAAACGTCAATGGCAAAGGTAAGCACCATCGCAGATACATCACAGGTACCGATAGAGGATTTACAGAGTGCTATCCTTGATCTGTCCAAGGAAACCGGTGTAGCCGCGTCTGATATAGCAGAGAGTGTATACTCGGCAATATCAGCAGGACAGTCAACAGGAGATGCAGTAGCTTTTGTTACTGAGTCAACAAAGCTGGCAAAAGCAGGATTTACAGATGCAGCCACATCAGTGGATGTTCTTACAACCGTCATGAATGCATATGGTAGCTCGGCAGGAACAGCAGAGGAGATAGCCAATAAGCTCATCCAGACACAGAACTTAGGTAAAACCACAGTTAATGAGTTAGGCTCATCAATTGGTAAAGTTATCCCTACTGCGAATATGTTTGGTGTAAGTCTTGACAATATCACATCTGCATACGTTACGACTACTAAAAACGGTATCGCTACAGCCGAATCAACTACATATATCAACTCAATGCTCAATGAATTAGGTAAGGGTGGCAGCACAGTATCAGACATACTCAAGGAAAAGACAGGAAAGTCTTTCAAAGAGTTAATGGATGATGGTAACAGTCTTACAGATGTGCTTGGCATAGTACAACAGCACTGTGATGAGACAGGTATGTCCATAGCGGATGTATTCAGTTCGCAGGAAGCAGGAAAGGGCGCGGCTACATTGATACAGCATGCCGAGGATTTTAACGGAGCAATGACATCAATGCAAAACTCAGCCGGCACACTGCAGACTGCATTTGACAAAATGGACAATACATCAGCGGAGAACTTTGCAAAGGCTCTCAATGAGGTAAAGATAGCTGGTATACAGATTGGCCAGACTGTACTTCCTGCGGTAGCACCTGTGATTACAGAGTTATCAAACTTAGTATCAGGAGCGGCAGAGCAGTTCGGCAAATTATCACCGGAAATGCAGCAAATGATAATAAAAGGTGTTGCCTTGGCAGCAGCCGCAGGACCGATACTCTCTATCGGTGGTAAGATCACCACAGGAGCAGGAAAAGTAGTATCATCATTCGGCAACATTGCCGGAAAGATTGGCAGTTTAGGATCTGCAGCAAGCAGTGCATCGGGACCGGTATCATCTGCCGGAGGTTCGGTTGGAACACTGACAAAGAATGCACTCGGATTGATAGCAGCAGGAGCAGGTATATTATTGGCAACCGCAGGAATTGCCTTACTTGCATATTCTGCTATTCAGTTGGCACAGGCAGGACCTAATGCAGCAGTTGCTATGCTGGGACTTGTGGTGGCACTTGGAGTGCTTGCAGCAGGGGCGGCAGCACTTGCACCTGCGCTTACAGCCGGAGCGGTCGGACTGGTAGCATTTGGAACGGCTATCCTTATGGTAGGAGCCGGTGTGCTGCTTGCGTGTGCAGGTCTTACATTACTTGCCGGACAGTTACCGACTATATCCGAATATGGAGCCAGCGCGGCACTTAATATACTTGCATTGGCAGGAGCACTTACAGCCTTTGCCGGAGGTGCTACTCTTGCCGGAGTTGGTGCATTGGCACTTGGAGCTGGTCTGACAGTAGTTGGAGTCGGAGCAATCGCAGTGGCCGCAGGAATTACACTCATGGCCGCAGGGGTATTATTACTTTCTGCCGGTGTGATTGTATTGGCAGCAGGAGTGCTTGGACTCGGTGCAGGACTTGTAATATGTGGAGCTGGTTTAGTACTTGTGGCAAATCATGCCGGTACAGCAGCCGCAGGAATGGGACAGCTCACACTTGCAGTGGCAGCGGCACTTATTCCGATAGGAGCAGGAGCTGGAACTGTAGCAGTGTTTGATCTGGCACTTGTTGGAATGGCTGGCACGATTACGCTGTCGGCTGGAGGAGCTACACTTCTTGCGGCTGCTCTTTTAGCAGTATCAGCAGAGATGGTTGTGATCGCATCATCAGCAAGATCGGCATCAAGTGACCTTAGAAAGATGGTTAAATCAATAGATACTGTTGACACAGGTCTTGATAATCTGAAAAAGGTTGCAAAAACCGGAATGCAGGAACTTACAAATGCATTCACAAGTGCCACACCAAATGTACAGGCATCAGCAAGCCAGCTTGCCACTGTGATGTCAACTTCAGTAGCAAAAGGTTTTGGCAAGACTGCTACAGACATCAATGTCACTATGACTCTTGCCAACGGATATGTAGCATTACAGTATACTGCAATGAATGTCACTATTGCAGGGCAAATGGCAAAAATGGTGAGCACTGTGAAATCTGGTCTTGCACAGATGAAATCAGCATTTTCAAGCACTAAGTTTAGACTCAACACAGCAATAGCATTGCCGCACTTTAAGATGAGTGGCAGTTTTAATGCAAAGTCAGGAACAGTGCCAAAGGTAAATGTGTCATGGTACAACAAGGCTTATGATGAGGCTATGCTGTTTAACACTCCAACCGTTTTGAGTGGTACTGCAATGGGATTTGGTGATGGACAGGGTACAGAAGTGGTGACTGGAGATAAACATCTTATGGACATGATGCGTGAGGCTGTTAATCAGGGCGGTGGAGATATCATAATACCTATATACATCGGACAGGAGCGTATAGATGAGATGGTAGTGACATCTAATCAGCGGAAGAACTTTAGATCAGGAGGAAGATAATGTTAAAAGACTATTTACCAATTATAAATAATGTAACATTGTATCCATCTGATAAGTGGTCTGAGGATAGCGCGGTGGTTGAGGAAACATATCAGACAGAGGCAGGTACAGATCAGGCCTCTGTCACGCGATATGATAAGTTGACAGTAAGTGCACAATATCGATGCAATTCAGAGTGGTATGGAACATTTAAAGCATGGTCGAAAATTGATACATTGTCAGTGTCAGTTTATGATCCGACTGTAAAAGGGTATAAGAATAGAACAATGAGGATGCGCAATTTCAAAGCTGACCTTATAGAAAACACGGAAGGATTCAAGCACTCTGATGGAATATGGGATGTCAGCTTTGATTTGGAGGAATTTTAATGTACGAGGTTTCAGATGCATATAAGAAATCAATGAAAGAACCCGTGCAAAGGTTCAGAATTGGTGGAACTGTAGCAGCAACTCCATTTACAGATATAAATGTCCTCAAAGGCTCATTCTCAATCACTAACCAGTGCTCAGACGATACAGAGATGAAGATAGGACAGGTGTATGTAGGCGAGCTTAATGCTACATTTATTGATCTTCCTATTGAGAGATACGCTTATCAAAATAAGCTTATTAAACCAACATTCGGAAGAATGCTCCAAAGTGGAGGCTACGAGGATATCCCTCTGGGAGTGTTTAAAATCTCCGAAGCAAACTGGACATCATCCGGTGTAGTAGTCAAGGCTTATGACAATATGGCAGAGCTTGATAAGGCATGTAATGTTGATTCTGCGACTGGTACTCCGTATGAACTGGCTTTGATGGCATGCATGAGATGTAATGTGGAGCTGGGTACTACAAAAGAAGAGTTTCAAGGCTTTGCCAATGGAGCAGATGATCTTTCAATGCTTACAGAGAATGATATAGAGACTTGGAGAGATTTTATCTCGTGGGTAGCTCAAACATGTGCCTGTTTTGTTACCGCTGATCGCACTGGAAAGTTAGTTTTTAGAGAATATAATAAGACTATTGTTGATAGGATTGACTCAAAGCACCGATTTACAGGAGCATCGTTTTCAGATTTTGAGACAAGATACACAGGTCTTTCAGTAGTCAATATTGAAGATAAGACCACACAGTATTATGGCATGGATACAGATGATGCCCTGACATACAATTTAGGCAGCAACCCATTCCTTCAGTATGGAACGGATGATAGAAAAGAGGAAATGAGGAGAGCAATATTAAATGCTCTCCAGAATATCTGTTATGTCCCTTTTAAAATGTCTATGATCGGTGATCCGGTTTATGACCTGGGGGATGTGCTGACGATATCAGACGGAATTGCTGATGGAGATAAGTTTTATTGTATAACAAAGTACACTTTCAGATACAATGGTGCTTACGAGGTTCAGGGTGTCGGTAAAAATCCATCGTTATCAAATGCGAAGAGTAAGACAGATAAAAATATAGCTGGACTTATAAATCAAGCTGATAGTAATGCTATTCGCTTCACTGTGTTTACAAATACAGGACAGATCAAAGTAGGAGATAAATCTAATCAGTCCATATTCGATATGAGGTTTATAACAACAAAGACCACGCATGTAGTTATGAATATGGAAATACTGCTTACTGTTGAGACTACAGAGACAGGTGATGATTTTAACTGGGGAGAAACTGACGCGGTCGCAAAAATCCATTATTATATTGATGGAGAAGAATTATCGCATAGGACCCCTGTAGAGACATGGCAGGATGGACAGCATATACTTACACTACGGTATGATCTGCAAGAAATTGATGCCTCAATACATACATGGGACGTCTGGATAGAACTGGACGGAGGCTCTATCACAATAGAGCCATACGGAATACACGCAGTAGCTCTCGGACAGGGAATGGCTGCGGAAAGCCAGTGGGATGGAACTATAAGCGCATCAGATGATGTTACCAAACTTGACTTTAGTGGAATATTTAAGACGGTGCAGGACAATGCTCAGGCTACGAACAATACTCCGGCAAAGAGTACAGTAAATGAGCTGATAGCTGGTCTTAATTTCTTGAATATGTTCAGAGGTATATCAGATGGATATTCAGCAACCGAAAATGTGATGACATTTACACCATACGTCAATAGTTCACTTATTACTACAGATGCATCCTACAATAATACCACAGGATGGCAGGGTAGCGGCAATATTAAAGCTGGAACAAATAAAACAGTCACAACCTGTGACATCTGTAATGTCACATCAATTGAAGTTTCGTCGCAAAATGCAGTTTATCAAGTATCCTTCGACAGTGGTGTTACATGGCAGGGCTGGACATCAGATGGCTGGATAGATGATGTTACTATGATAAAGAAAGAAATTGAGTCTGTGCCAGAGTCGGCATGGAAAAAGTATGATCAGGTACGCATTAGGGCACTGCTTGAAGCTGGAGCAAACTTGTATATAATTTACGCATATGGAGGTACAGTAAATGATTAAAGGTCATGTGCAGGTAGATCTGCATAATCACAAAACAGGGCTTCGTGATCGGATAGAGGGCGATAACATGATAACCAATGCTATGAATTATGTTATTCCAAACTTAATTGGAGCTGGAATTTCAGCAAGTGAAATTATGCCGTTGTGTGAAAGAGTATTAGGAGGAATTATGCTCTTTGATGGCAAATTAACAGAGGATAAAAATAATATATTTTTTCCATCGGAGGCACATCTTGTTGCATCTGCCGGAAGAAATACTAATACTGAATATGCTGACAGAGGATCATTAAATTATGCAGAAAGTTATGAAACTGATATTGGATTTCAATCAGTATGGGATTTTTCAACATCACAGGCAAATGGCACTATAGGATCGTTGGCACTTACTATGGCAGAAAATCAATATAATTATAGTGATCCGTATAATATAACATGGCAGAGGGGGTATATACACAATGCATTAAATAAAAACAATAGTGATAGTTTTCATTTGTATCCGCTTTGCTACGATAGTGTGAGAGGATATCTATATTATTGTGATCCAACTATAACAACACGATATGATTCGAGTGAAAGAGTTACTTACTATAAAATGACAGTTTGTGTTATGAAGCAGTATATTCCTTCTAGGGTATATGGTCTTTCTGATAGTGTCAATTTACGTAATGTTGCTGAAAAAGTTGCCGAATTCAGTATTGAAAGGAAAAATTCGATAAATTTTTCGTGTTTACATCCCGGATATGATGGTTACGCATACATTATTGTTCCAATGAATGAAACAGCAGAATATTGGAGAGTGAAAACATCAGATTATGACTTTGAACTTTCAGATATGAAAAGTATAAATCTAAAAGGTTGCAAGCTGAAACGAGAGTGGGGTAAAGCTGTAATAGTAAAAGGATATGCATTTTTTGCGGCAGAGGATTTGAAATCAATTTATATTGTAAATTTAGCCAATCCAGCAGATATTCAACAGGCTATTATACCATCAGACGCAACTATAAATACAGATGTAATAGCGTTGAATAATGGTGGTATAAAATTTGGTGTAAAATTATCTGATGGACGTTATTGTGGGGCTTTTGGATATCCTGATTGTAATATTGTACTTCAAGGAAGAAAAGAAAAAAGTGTATTCAAAGGATATGCATCTAGCCCGACATTGATAACAGATAATTTGATGGCATATGGAGATAATGGATACGATACATCAACTTCAAGTTATTCTTCATATGGAAGGCAGGTAATTAATTATTTAGGATCTATATTCAATTTACCACAGCCAATTGTAAAAACGGCTGCTACATCCATGAAAATCACATATACACTTACAAATGCATAGAGGTGGTATCATGCAACAGATAAACATCCTATATAATGGATCATCAAAGATCTTAAAGCGATTATGTCAATCCATTAATTCATTATCAGGAGATTTGAAAGATATATCTGAAAATTCAGTGAAAAAAGATGATTGCGTTAATAACTGTACATCTACAGCAACAGATGTACCTTTGGCAGCAGCACAGGGAAAAGCTTTGCAGGAGCAGATCAATGCGATAAAAGAGCAATTAAATATAACATAGTGACTTGAGAGCCGACACCAAATGAGGTACCGGCTCTTATAATATAAAGAAAGGGGCGCAAGCTTATGAACAACATTAACACAATTAAAGGAGTGGTAACTGCAATAGCAGCTCTCCTGTCAGCATTATTAGGAACACTGTATGTCCCGGTACTACTTATGGTACTTTGCAACATCATCGATTATGCAACGGGTCTTATGGCTGCAAAGAACCGTCTGGACGGAGGCATCAGTTCGTATCGTAGCATAAAGGGTATCAAGAAAAAGGTCTCGATGTGGCTGCTTGTAGTAGTTGGAGCTATATTAGATCAGCTTCTTTTGTATGCTACACATACGATTGGAGTTAATATTCCGATTAATTTTTTAGTGGCAAATATAGTAGATATATGGATTATTTGCAATGAGCTTATTTCAATTTTAGAAAATATCGTAGACATAGGTACACCAATACCGGGTTTTCTTATTCCTTTGGTTAAAAATATCAAATCACAGACAGAACATATTGCAGATCAGAAAGAAAGCGAGGACAAATAAATGAGAATAGGATTAAATGCAGGACATACAATATCAGGACCGGGATACGGCACAAGTGGAGTGATCGTTGAGTCACAGGAGACACGTAAAGTAGTAGCAAGGCTTACAGAAATCTTTAAAAGTATGGGAGTAACAGTAGTACCATGTACGATCGATAAGGCAGCATCACAGTCCGCTTATCTTAAACAGGCTGTAGCGCTTGCAAATCAGGATACCCTTGATTGGTTCATCTCCATTCATTTCAATAATGACTCGGCAAAACAGGGAAAAGGAGTAGAGGTATACACCTACAAGGGCAGACAGTATCAGGATGCTCTTGAAGTATGTGAACATATCTCAGCTCTTGGATTTAATAATCGTGGTGTAAAGGATGGATCAGGATTGTATGTAGTACATAGAACAAAAGCAAAATCTATGTTAATAGAGGTATGCTTTGTAAATGATCCGGATGCATCAAATTACAAAAATAAATTCGATGATGTGTGCAATGCGATAGCATATGCACTTGCTGACTATGTTGCCCCAGCAGCACCAAAGCCACAGGCGCCATCTGTTACTCCGGCAAAACAGAAGTATGTTAAGGTAATATATGATGGAGCTGATGGACTGACTGTGAGAAAATCACCTTCATGGGATGTATCTGCGGCAGCAGGAACAGTAAAGAAGAACGAGGTATTTACTGTGGTTCAGGGTCCTATCAAGGTAGGAAACGGTAGTATGTATAAGCTTAAGTCAGGCTTGTACATTACAGCTTCAAGTAAGTATGTTAGTGTTTTTGAGAAATAATATCTCGGAATTATATGAAAATATTACTATATACGCAAATGCAATTTGGTTGCCTCCAAGAGAGGCATGAGCGTGAATGAATACATTAATTGTCTGATTGACAATGATTTGTTGCAAAACATCGAATAAATGTGCTATACTCACATGAGATTAATTAAGAGAGGAAAAACACATGATTAACTTAGATGACATAGATATCACCCAGACACCGCCAACACACGAGCCTGAGAGACAGTACTACTACATGGCAAAGGCTAGGCAGTATGTCAAGAAAAAGTCCGAAGAACTGGGAAGACCACTAACCTTGTTTTTAAAGACATTCGGGTTTCGGGTGTCAGATGAACGCGCGCGACTCAGAAAAGCTTGTCGGAATACTAGAGCAGATTGGCTATGCGGAAGGAACTGATGAGCACTCTGATTTCATTGTATACAACACCTGTACCGTACGTGAGAATGCCAACAACAAGGTGTACGGCAGACTTGGATATCTGCAGAATTACAAGAAAAAGAATCCTCTGATGAAGATTGCTCTCTGCGGCTGCATGATGCAGGAGCCGGAGGTTGTTGAAAATATCAAAAAGCACTATAAGTTTGTAGATATCGTATTTGGAACCCACAATATATTCAAGTTTGCAGAGATTTTGTGCAACAATATCGAGTCTGGCTCACAGGTTATTGACATATGGAAGGATACCAATCAGATTGTCGAAGATCTGCCGGTGAAGAGAAAGTTCTCTTTCAAATCAGGTGTCAATATCATGTTTGGCTGCAACAATTTCTGCAGCTACTGTATCGTGCCATATGTAAGAGGACGTGAGAGAAGCAGGGAGCCTAAGGATATCATAAGAGAGATAGAAAAGCTTGTTGCAGACGGAGTGTGCGAGATAATGCTTCTCGGACAGAATGTCAACTCATACGGTAAAACTCTTGACAATCCTATAACCTTTGCAGAGCTTCTTTGCGAGGTCAATAAGATTGAGGGACTTAAGAGGATTCGTTTTATGACATCTCATCCAAAGGATTTATCCGATGACCTGATTATGGCGATAAAGGAGTGCGACAAGGTGTGCAAGCATATGCATCTGCCGCTTCAGTCAGGTAGCTCAAGGGTGCTTAAGGAGATGAACAGGCACTATGACAAGGAAAAATATCTCGACGAGGTAAAGAGACTTCGTGAGCAGATTCCTGATATTGCAATCACAACTGATATCATTGTGGGCTTCCCGGGAGAGACTGAGGAGGATTTCCTTGAGACAATGGATGTTGTTAAGCAGGTCAGATATGACAGTGCTTTTACATTTATTTACTCAAAGAGAACAGGCACACGCGCAGCTACCATGGAGAATCAGGTGCCTGATGATGTGGTCAAGGACAGATTTGACAGGCTCTTAAAGGAGGTTCAGACTATCTCATCAGAAAAGGCAAAATGCTATGAGGGCAAAGTGGTGCCGGTGCTTGCAGAGGAAATGGATGACCAGAAGGACGGCTATGTGACCGGACGTATGGACAATAATTCAATCGTACATTTTCCGGGTACCGAGGATATGATTGGAAATATCTACAATGTGAGGCTCAATGAGTGCAGAGGCTTCTACTATATGGGAGAGATAAAAGAGGATGCGTAA